CATTGGACAGGCATGGAGACATCCGGTTGAACTCGTAACTGGTGATATGCTTCTGTTCATTCCTGCTGCTGAACTCGTTGGAACAAGGTGGAATCACGACTTCGGTCTGGTTCCACAGACACTCAGCGAACGTGGGACCGGAGTAACACATACTTCTCCTTACAGAATGGAAAACGTCCTGTCTATGATGAGGAAAGACTTTGTTGTTCCCGGCAACATGATCAGTAAGGGTGCGAATGCTCCGTTGGCCTTCAAATGGCTCGATCAGGATGGAAAGCCTATTACCACGTGGATCGGAAAGCTTGAATATGACTTCATGAAAGCATGGAGACGTGAACAGGCCCGGTTGTTACTGTATGGTAACTCTAACCGTAAAACTGATGGAACCTATGGTAACATCGATGAGAACGGTTATGAAATTCGTGCCGGACACGGTCTGTATGAACAGTTTGCGCAGTCTAACATCTTCTACTATCCTGTAGGCGGTTTCTCTGTTGATGTCCTGACTGACAGAATTATGGACATGACTGTTGGTAAGTTCCCGGAAGATTCCCGTAGGATTGTTCTTTCTACAGGAGAATATGGAGCATACCAGTTCCATAAAGATGTTGTTAACAACACAGCCAAGTATACACCTAACTTCACCACTGACCGTATTCAGATGCTTGGTGGGAACAAGATGTCATATCGTGGTCAGTTTGTTAAATATTCTGCTGTACAGGGAATCGAGTTTGAAATCTTCATCGATCCGATGAAAGATGATCCTGTACGTAACAAGATTCTGCATCCAAGTGGAGGTCTTGCTAGTTCATATACCTATGATATTCTTGATTTTGGTACATCCAACGGAAAAGATAACATTCGTGTTGTTTCACTGGAAGGTGAAGAAGAAATGTATGCCTACATCAATGGCTTACGTAGTCCGTACATTCCTTATACAAATATGAAGAATCCGGCGCAGGCAGCCAGCAAGGTTGATGGTTACACTGTAATGCGTGGTTATATCGGAGGTATGCAGATTCAGAACCCAATGTCCTGTGCTTCGTTCCGCAACGCTTTACTTTACTAAGAATTGATTTTTCACAATTGAGGTTAATAATAAGGGTAAATTCGGCAGTGTAGTTCAAGGTAGAACGACCAGAAGAAATGATGGGAAGTAGGGTGGCTCGCATGCCACCCACTGCCACTAAAGGAAGCGTATAAAATTAAACATTAATAACCAACAAACAAATTAAGAGGAAGTATATGGAAAAAAATGAAATGCTTACAGCGGCTGAAAAAGCAAAGTACTTTCCTGATGAGAAAGTTACACTTATGCCAGTACCAAGAGTAGGTGCTATGATCGATGATCCCAAGCATGTTGCTTATTTTATGTACCCTGATACGAAGGTTATCTTCACGATACCTTACGATATCAACAATCACAGAATGGTCGAAGTACTTAATGACGAGGAACGTAAAGTGTTTGAAAAAGTACTTGGCGTCGATCTGAATATTCACACTAAACCAAAAGCTGACAATTTCTGGCTGAACTTCTATGTTACGATACAGAAGAACGACACATTCATGGAACAGGGTTACACATTTAATATGTCGAATCCACTTGAAAATCTGTCAGTACGTATTCTTAAAGTATTTCCGACAGTAGCGCCAAGTTGGGAAGATCGTTATGAAAGCGGTGAGTACCGTTTTGCACTCGTGAAAGAAGGTTACAAACAGGAACAACAGAACAAACGTGCCGAGCAGAATTTGGTTGCTTATCCGATCTTTTCAAAGATGTCAGCATCTTCACAAAGCATGTATGATTTTTTATGTGTGTATCATTTGAAAGGTAAACTGTCCAAGAGACCATCAGAAACTCTTAATAAAGAAGCATATCAGGGACAGATTCAGGAAATACTCGATAACGACATGGAAGGATTCATTGCGATTACCGGTGATCCTGAATATACAAACAAGCTTAAGGTAAGCAACGCAATTCAACACGGTTTCATTATCCGCGATTTTCATACACATGATTATCGGGTAGCTGATACAAAAGCGTATCTTGGTAAGAACATTGATGAGGTTGTTGCCAATATCAAGACTCCTGACGGTCAAGCCGAATGGGGACGGGTAGTTGCAATGCTTGAGCAAAAGGCATAATTATTCACTTAAATCTAAACATCGAAAACTATGAAAACATTAATCATTGCGGTTCTTGCATTCTTGCTTATAGGAACATACGGATTTGGTCAGGATTATCGACACGGAGACTTCAGTGATCAGGAAGTCAAGGGGGCTTCGCTTACTCTTGGTAGCTATAACATTACTCCGGCGACTGGTGGTGTTGGCTTGGACTTTAAGTATAACGGAACAAGGGTGTTTACACTTGGTTCCACCTTGAGTACTGCGTTTGCTTTTACCGGAACGTATACTAAAGGACTTAATTTTGCCAGCGCTGTGTTAACTCCCGGTTCTGATAATGCTCTTGTATCCATCGGTAGTATATCGACCCCAAAAGTTTTACCAACTCTTACAGGCAATTATATACCATTACAGGTGTATCTTGAATCACAAGCAAATCCTGCAAGTGAGTATAGCCTTATAGGAGGATATTTTAAAGCGTCTGCGACAACGGCGCATCAGGCAAACACGCAACTTGTCGGGTTAGCCTCGCGCGTTAATATGGCTAAGAACTGTCTGGATGCTTATGGGTTACAAAGCCATGTACTTATTTACAACGGCGCAAATTCTACAGGAAATATGACCGCAGTATCCGGTAAAGTTCAACTGCATGGCGATAACTCTGCCGGCATAGTATCTGGTATTCTGTCAACTATTGAAGGACATAATACTCCGACAACTGCGTATGGTGTTTGGGCTGATATTGATTCTGCTCATATTACTGCTATTTACGAAGGACATACTGCAAACGCGGGAACGGCAATTAATGGATTTCAGTTAGATGCAACTTGTACGAATGGTGTCAATATGAATGGTTCTACGCTTACTACTGATATTGTTCTTCAAAATGAAGAAACAATTAGTAATTCAACTGATGGCACTATTGCTCTTGGTGGAAACGCGTCGGTATCTGGCACTACTCTTTTAAGCGGCGCACTAACTGCATCTGTGTTACCAACCTTTACTATTGCAGCAGGACAAGTTACTTTATCTACCGCGGATAGTGCGGGATTGGCAGTTGCAGGACTTACCACAAGTGCTATAGTTGTCGTAAGTTATACAACTAGTGTAGTCGATAGTGGTTGTTATGCTGTTCCTCACGGTGGTTGGCTATCGATAAAAGGAAAGCACGCAAAACTTGTTAATTACTTTATACCGAAAAAATAATCAAAGGCTCATAAATTATATAATTGGTGACTGCACAAGAACTTAAACAAGCTTTTCTAATTCAGTATGACGTGATATCCGGTATGGGTGCTCCCGGTTATACTGATGAAGAAATAAGTCTGTTTCTTACAGATTCAGAGCTTGATCTTGTGCGTAAGCTGATTCCGATATATGACGTTCAGGAATTACAGAAGAAGATAATGAGCAAGCTTATTACACCGAAAACCATACTTACTTTAGATGCTATTTCAACAGACAATCATCCTAATGGGAGATATGTTACTCTTCCTACGGATATGTTGGCGGTATTTGAAGAGTATGTGAAATTTTCCGGTAGTAGTACACTTGTTAAAGTCGATCCTGTAACACACGATCGTTATATTATAGATATCAACAATCCTTATAAGCAGCCATATGCCGGACTGGTATGGCGAATGGATGTGGCTGGCAAGCACGAACTTATAACCGACGGACAACACACTATTGCTTCTTACAGTTTTATCTATGTCAGACAACCTGTAGGGATTGATATTACAGCAGGAAAAACAAGTGAAATTAATATAGGATTTCAGGATATGGTTGTAGACGGCGCAGTTAAAATAGCGTTAGAGACTATTACACGCTATAAAAACTTATCACGTCCTCAACAACAACCGCAACAACAACAACAAACACAGGAATAATTATTGTCTAACTTAATACTTTATCGAAATGTATACACAAAATAATGTGGCTCATCTTCTCGTTGCAAACGGGGAATCAGCTCTTCCAGCAGCTGGTACTGTAATAGGTAACTACGCTGATGTTAATGATGGTGCAGTATTTGTAACCAACGAACAGAACGTGGTTCTTGCTGCTACCGATATTGAACCTGGTGACGTTGTTGGAAACTATTACAGGTTCTGGCAACGTAGTGGGACGTCTTTACTTTGTAGTCCGTTAATTCCCCGTTCTGGCATCACAAGCGCTAAAGCACGCTTATATACTGCGCCGGTTCAACAGGTAACACATGTGGGTTACAACGGTACAACAGGTTCCATTCGGGTTGCCAATAGTACCGTGTACATGCTCCGTCTGCTTTTGAAAACACACACTGCACAGTTTGGTAATAAAATGCTGTGGAAACACGGTGTTTACAAATCAGACACCGCAGCTACACAAGCAGAAATTGCACAAGGTTTGTGTGATAACCTCAACATGAATTTTGCAAATGAAACACTTGCAAACATTCAG